GTCTCCCCCTCATTCGGTTGCCGCCAGTAAAAGAATCGCGAGCAAAAGCTGGCTGCGGCATAATCATCATGAGTATCTACGAGGGACGGCTCATGTCCCCCGTCTTGGATGGCCTGTTTGTAAATGGCGAACAGTTTATGCATATGCAATGGGGAAATGAAAGCGCACAAGGAATCATCCCCCAGCACAAGTAGATCCACCAAATATTTGCGCATGTGTGCTGGTGATTCCACAATACATTTGTGCGCCGCGTACGCGTGCAAGCATGCCACCCACAATGTGTTCCCACATGATGTCTGGGGGTCGCCGGACCTCCTTTGGCTGTCCACGACATAGTCAATTACTGGAATCGCTTGCCCCTTGATGTTCATTGAAATTGTGCCCTCTGTGCGTGCAGCGGCCTGATCCACGGCCCGCCACACGTCCAGGTTTCGCCTGCGTTCACCTGGGAAGAGTCGTCCATTCTCGTCGACGAACAGTTCTTGCACCACAATTAATTCGGGCAACAAGGCTTTGATCCAATCTGCCTCGTTCTTGGTTGCCATCGGGTGGAACGATCCATCGAACGATTTGATGTCACATTCGACCACCCTCTTCCCGCGCTGAGCGAACAACCATTCTCCGCAGTACTCAGGAGATGTGCCTACTGCGTATTTGAACCTATACTCCTGCCCGCGTATGGTGTATCTCTTCTTACCGTCCAGCGCATGGTGAATCGCTTCCTGGGCTAGAAACATCAGATACCTGTATTCTACCGGCAATTTTGGGGACTGGATCACCCGCGGTTTCTCGCACGTGTCTTTAGGTGCGGATTGTTCAACTTTCACGAAAGCGGAGACCCGCCCGAACGTTGGAAAGCCGGGTATGTTCAGGTATGAGTTGCTCTCTTGGGCATACCGCCGCTTCTTTGCCAAATTGAACCGTGACCACCATTCTTCAAAGGTGTGTTTTTCCTGCATTTTGGCCATTTGTTTCTTTAGTTCGGGCATGATGGCTGCCATGTATTCAGCCCGAAACTGGTCAAAATCGGTCGTTGGTTGAAATTTCAGGGGGCGACAGTGTCGAACCAGCAATGCTTTCACGTTATTCCAAACCGTGGATGCATACACTGGTTGTTCTCGGTCACACTGCATGCCCAGCTGTTGATATTCCAATCGGATTTTGTGCGGTTCATTCAGCACGGCGTGTACATCAATTGGGCATTTTTCCAATGCCGTGAGTGCGCAACCCTGTCGCACCTCGAACTTCTCAACTTTTGTTGCGCCGGGTTCTGGTGCCGAGGTATTGGCCACCGCTAACCCTCGGGTCAGCTTATACTGATCTGGGACTACCCAGTTGTATGTTGCATGCACCATCGTGGGGAACACCCACTGGAAGAAAAACATTGGGGCGGCGCGTCCGAACACCACTTTGTTCAGCCACAGCCCACTCAATGTCACAACGTAGTGCATGGTCACGTAGTAGATCAGGGTGAAAACCTCCAGGTACACCCGACGCTGCGTCATGGGGGACCACCCCTCCGGGGTTGGTGCCCTCCTCCCCTCGAATTCTCCCAAGGGGCCCTCCTCAACGGGTTCCCCCTCGTCAGCATCCATCTCGTCCAAGACCGTCACGGGTGGATGTTCGTGCAACACAATATGAGCCGGTGGTGTGGATGGTTCATAGTACAAAGCATGGACTGGTGTTGCACCGTCAACCGGTGTGGGAGTGGGTGGCTCCATCACTTCCAGTTCTGTGGTCTCTCCTTCTGGCCCAACCAAGTGCAGGGCCTCCTCAGCCGCTTGCCGTCGGCGGAGGCGTTTCCGTGCGCGTTTTGTCAGTTTGGCCACGGCCACAGTCAAACAGCCGCCCACTGCGCATGTCCCCTCCCTGGGCAATCCTGATCCCACTGATGCTGCGTCTTGTGCAGCCAATTCTTCTGCCGTGGGTGGGAATTGTTGCGTCGCAAACGTGAAGAAGGGGATAGACACGGTTTCGTAAAACCCCCAAACAATTGGGCCCACAACTGATTTTGCCACTTCTTCTAGCCAAACATTGTAGATTGGGAAATCAGCGGGATGTCGAAGCAGTTTTGTGGCGTGCAACAGCAACACCACCAAGTTCCATGGCAACATGAAAAGGGCCCCCCAGAAATCCAACATGTAGATGGGGGGTGCCAGGCCCAAAGTCAGGCCGACGAGCCAATGGACATAGTGGCGTGCGTAGTAAGTGGCAACCGCCACAACGGTGGCGAGCCACACCTCACGCACTCCTGCTTTCGCATGCGCATTCCACAACCAATGCGCGGTCCAGACGCGGCACTTCGTCGCCGCGGTCAACAACTCACACAGGGCAACTGCTGCCTTAAAGACAACGACAACCCGCATTTGGGCCAGCATCCCTGTGTTGGTGGTCACGTACTTGTCTAGCTGCGTGTTGACCCAACACAGCATGACGGCTGCAAAATTCCATGTCGTGTTTTCACCGAACGTGTACGCCTTGTGCAGGTGTTTCCGCCACCCCGCAACTGCGCCAGCTCGTGCCCTGATGCCACTTGTGTCCTCTGCATCCCATTGGGCCACAGCTTCAAAC